AGTTCTAGAAATGAGATTTCCTTATAACGAGAAATTTATTGCATTGATAAGATGCCTTAAAAAGAAAACACAGGAGTTGGTTCCAATGCTGTATGACGGAGAGACAAAAAAATGGACCATGAATTATACCGATACGGTGGCCTACTATGTGACGCTGATAGCGGTAAGATATGATTTCAAGATACTCAACACGAAAATTTTGAATGACTACGAAGAGATCAAACAAGAGAAGAGGAAATATCTGCCTGTCATTGCTGATGTAGATAATGATTCAATAAGATTGATCAATGCTTCCGACTCACTTGCAGAATATTGGCGAGAAAATTGTCAATCGCTGTCATATCTCCAGCAGATAGACCAATTGAAACAACTCCGTATTTCTTCTGTAAGAAATAATTCTGCTCCTGCACGAACACTAGCGGAAAAGATAGCCTATGCATCTAACACTGATTTGTTCGTGGACAGGAAAGTCTATGACAGGAAAACTTTACTACAAGCTATCATAGAACTAGAAGACTTGCCCGCGATCTGTCCATTCAGCGGGGATCTGGGAATCAAAGATGAGATTACATCAGTTTATGAATGGCTGAGAGAATTTGAAACGGCAGGCATAACAAAGGACAATATCTTTTTTGGTTTTGAACTTAATCAACCAATATCCACAGATACCAACTCCGAAGTGGAGCAGTTTCCATCACCAGACTTCGTCTATGGTGCGGACACTCCCATTGAAGAACGTGAGCGAATATATAACCAATGGAAAACCCTACATGCATTGAGCGTCAGCAATAGAAAGATCTCCCCGCAGACTAAAATTATATTTGTTAGAAACAAAATACCAAGGACATTATTGCGATCTGGAATCAAACCCAAGATAGCATTCATGTTGCAGGATACCCCAATGTGGGCCATGAGCACCAACACTCTGGATAAGCTGGTTGAAAGTTTGCCAAAAAGATTGTATTATATGAGTCAGAAACCATCTGACAAGATACAATCCGTATGAGTTCATGCAAACTGGTAATTCGAGACGAGGTAAACGTCAAATTTGAGAACCTTTCTCTAGATCACAGGAAACACCTCAGCAACAAATTTAAATTTGAGATACCATACGCTCGACATCTACCAGCAGTGAAGCTGGGCAGATGGGATGGCAAGGTCAGTTTCTTCGGATTGGGTGGCAACACCTATCTGGCTTTGGTGGGAGAGATATTGCCCATCCTGGAAGATGCTGGAGTATATGTGGAATTGGAAGATCAGAGAACTCCACACAACTTTGAATTTAAATTGATAGATCAAAACTATCTGTCTGATATCAAGTGGCCAAAGAATCATCCCTGTGCTGGACAAACCATAGTGCTGAGAGATTATCAAGTGGAAACCATAAACAAGTTCCTGGAGAATCCTCAGTGTATTCAAGAGATTGCCACAGGAGCAGGCAAGACCATCATCACAGCAGCACTGTGTCGACTGGTTGAAAATTATGGACGTACTCTAACTATTGTGCCCAACAAGAGTTTGGTCACACAAACCGAAGATGATTTTTTAGCATGTAATCTAGATGTGGGAGTATACTATGGTGACAGAAAAGAATTAGGACGACAGAACACCATCGCCACCTGGCAATCGTTAAATGTGTTGGAAAAGAAAAGCAGAGACGATGAGACCACAGCGTTTCTAGAAGCTATAGAGAACATTAACACTGTGATAGTGGACGAGGTACACATGGCCAAGGCCGACGTGTTGAAAAGAATGTTGACAGGACCGTTTGCTCGATGTGGCATACGTTGGGGACTCACAGGCACAGTGCCGAAAGCCGACTATGAATTTTACGGATTACGATGCAGCATAGGTGACGTGGCCAATAAGATAGCGGCAAAAGAATTACAAGATAAAGGAGTATTGGCTAACTGTCATGTAAACATTTTGCAAACACAAGATCATCCAGAATTTAAAAATTATCAAGAAGAATTAAAGTGGCTGACCACAGATGAGACCCGTATGAATTGGGTGGCAAAAACTATAGAAAATATTGCTACATCTGGTAACACAATGATTCTAGTGGATAGAATATCTGCTGGTGAGTTATTAGAAAATAAAATACCCGGCAGTGTGTTCATATCTGGATCTACAAAAAATATAGAAAGAAAAGAACATTACGATGAAGTTTCCATAGCACAACACAAAGTTATTATTGCCACCTATGGTGTGGCCGCTGTGGGCATAAACATACCCAGGATCTTTAACTTGGTGCTGATTGAACCCGGTAAAAGTTTCGTGCGTGTGATACAGAGCATCGGTAGGGGCATAAGAAAAGCAGAAGATAAAGATCATGTTAATATATGGGATATAACTTCCAGTTGTAAATTTGCAAAAAGACATCTTGGGCAAAGAAAAAAGTTTTACAAAGAGGCCAATTATCCGTATAATATAGAAAAGATAGATTATGAAAATCCTTACATTAGAAAATAAAACATACGTATTAGAAAAAATACCAGAATATGTAGACGATAAATTAAGATTTGCAGTGCTGGATAATTCTAATCCTGCTGATCCAGACTATTTTTTTATACCTTTAATATTTTTAGAATCGTTTAATGCTCCGGCGGCAGTGCTACAGATAGGAAAACACAAAATACAAATGCCCTTGGATTGGAAGATGATCATAGGTGATCCAGAACAAGGAGAATTGCATGTATTGCCGATAACCAGTTTGAATGATCGGGGGTTTTCTGCATTTATATACAATCCTATAACTGGGTCAAGACCAGAATTTGCGGAAATTGACATTGTGGACATTTATCAAGAAGTTAAATGGTATTTTCCCAAGATCAAATCAGGACAAATACTTGCAGTTCCTTTAACAGATATAGACAATCCACCGTGTGCCTATTTTGTCAAAGATATATCTAGACAGTCAGAATTTTTAGAATACGGATCGGTATGGTAAGAAGAAAAGACAACGTGGTTCGCATGGAAGCTCCGGTCATCATGGTTCCGGACGAACGGGACAGAGAGATACCTGTGTTGATGAATAGGCATTACATCGAATGGATCATGGAACATGCTCGAAAGAAAAAATTAAGCATACAGGGTTATCAATTGCGAGGCAAGAACATTGAGATAACTTTTAAAAATCCCAAACATGCATCAGTATTTGCACTAACATGGAGAGAGGATGACTGAGAAGAAAAAGTTTTTTGAATTAAGAAACAGCATGAAAGCTATAGACTTTCGTAACAAGGATTATTATGATCGTATTGACGAGCACGAAAGATCATTGTACAGCCCTTACATGACCATGAGATATGCTTCTGCTGTGTCTGGAGATAGATTCTATCAAGAGCATTATGTAGAAATGGTTAACGAGTGTGTTAATAAAAATCTTTTTGAATTGAGCGGAAAACATAAAAAATTGTGTTGGCTTTTAACTGCTATGTGTGGAGGATTGAAACAACAATTTCATCCATGGGTCAAACCTATGAAGAAGAATGTGAATAAATCTTTACAGACTCTAATGGATATCTATCCTAACACCAAACTGTCGGACCTTGAGACATTGGATAAGATTATAACTGACAGCGAACTAGAACAACTGCTAGAAGATCATGGAAAGCAATCTTAACACCTGCACATTTTGCGGCAAGAGTTTCACGAAAGAAAGAACTCTACAGGTTCACGTGTGTGAGCCCAAACGCCGACATCTGCAAAAAAATGAGAAATGGGTGCAGAATGCGTTCCTGGTATTTCAAAGATTCTATCAAATACATCAGAACAACGGAAAACCAAAAACCTATGAAGATTTCTGTAAGAGCGCCTATTATAATGCTTTTGTGAAATTTGGTAGATACATTATGCATATAAATCCGTTATATCCAGAAAAATATATCGATTATATAATCAAATCAAGAATAAAATTAGATCATTGGGCAAGAGACGATCTATATGAAGCGTACCTTATAGACATGCTAAAAGCAGAACCAGTAGAAGCAGCACTCACAAGATCAATTCAAACCATGATGGATTGGGCAGAAGAACAAAACGTACAATGGGCAGATTATTTTCGTTTGGTTAATACTCCCAGAGCTGTGCAACATATACAGAGTGGTAAATTATCTCCATGGTTGGTGCTTGGTTGTAGTGCTGGAAAAAAAATGTTACAATCTTTTACGGACGAGCAATTACAAATGGTACAGAGATTTATTAACCCAGAGTATTGGTCTAATAAATTTAAATCATCAACAGCAGATGCAATATTTGTACAAGAAGCAGCACGAGAGGCCAAAATTGAGTAAGAAGATTCAAATGGAAGAAGGCATAGATGTGGCAGTAGGAGATTCCGTCATAGTGATTAAAGAAGACGGTTCAATTGGACAGGTAATAATGCCAGAAGTAAACAATCCAGCACAAGAGAGCAAGGGTTATAAATTAACCTTGGATGTATTAGAGTTTATCGACAAGGAAAAGGGCGGATTGATAAGATCCGAAACTAACAGAAGGAGATATAACTGATGCCAGACGTAGATATAGATTTTGCAAATAGAGAACAAGCACTAAAATTATTTAAACATGTGCCGGCATCTATCATCAAAGACGAAGAAATAGAAAAACACAAAACAGGAGTGTACTTTCAAGAAGTGCCTGTGGATCCGATGTCGGGTTCTTGCAGTTTTGATTTTAAAAGAGCAGAAGAGCGTGGATATTTTAAAATAGATTTATTGAATGTGAATCTTTACGAAGGTATAAAAACAGAACAAGAATTAGTGGAATTGATGTTGGAAGAACCAGACTGGAACATGCTGAAAGATAAAACAATTGTGGATCAACTCTTCCATATCAACGGTCATTTCGATATAGTATCTAAATTGGAACCAAAAAATATTGAACAACTAGCGGCGGTGCTAGCGATCATAAGGCCCGCCAAGCGTCACCTTATGCACAAGTATTGGACTGAAATATTAAAAGAAGTCTGGCTAAAACCCTCCGACGACAGTTATTATTTTAAAAAATCTCATGCCGTTGCCTATGCACAGGCCATTGTGGTGCAGATGAATCTTCTCAAGAAAAAATAAATAGATGGATGAAAAACATCCAAAAATATCTAAAGAAACTGCCGGAATGGATAGTGTTCATGTATCTATTCTTGTCATTGAGCGTGGGGCCGCTGATGGTGTTCAACACCAAATGGCAACAGTTGGGCTCACTCAGAGCAGCCGCAGTGGTTTGTGGTCCTTTCTTTTTTGCTCTAGGCGCACTGGGTGCTATAATTGCTTTTTTGTATTATCATGAGGATTTAGAATAATGAACGCAGATATAATACTAATCGGTGGCTTAGTAATCATTGTGACTACTATCGCTTATGTTCTTAAAACCATGGATGACATGGATCACAAAAGACGAAATAAAAAAAACAAAAAAAATTAAACAGGTCGACGCATCAACTGTATGGTTCTGCGTTTGATTCTTTTCTTAGATATATCCTCTAATCTCACGACAGGTCCGTGAACTATTTTGATATCTTTGCTAGATAGAGTTACTAATGTTGGCTTAAAATAGGCAAAATCTTTCTTTAAGAATATATTAATTGGTATTTTTCTATTGGATTCCCACCACCAAGTTTCACCCAGTTTTAAGAATTTCATTTTGTCAGCTGGTAACATGATACGTCCATAGTCATAGAAGCTGGTTACTTGGCTATCTTGATTTTGTACAATTCCAACAAACTCCAAATCCCCCTTGCGTATAAGGGATAAGAAAGGAAACTTATTTTTTAATGTTTCAAAAATTTCATTCATAGTATATTCAATAAATACAGCGAGCAATGTACTATGCAAACTGTATCAAGGTATTTACTAAACAATGTGGTAATTGTATACACATCTGGTTATCATGGAAGGAATTCTAAGGTGTACGATAGGCGCATAAAACTGTATAAAGGAGTGTCAAATCCGCTTACTTTTACGTTTAAAAACGAAGATCAAAAAGCACAGGATATCACAGCTAAAACTTATGAGTTTGTGCTAATAGATTCTGAAACTAAAAAGTCCGTACTAACTAGAAATTTAACTATTTTAGATGATGGATCCACGACCTCTACGAAAGGCACTGCTAGTATTAATATTACCGAAGGCGATCTTCTAGAATTAGATGCAAAATTTTACAACTATGCTATTAGAGAAGTTGCCGCAGATAACTCTCGAACAGTGACTTTTGCTGATACTTCCTATAATGCTGCCGGTACTGTGGAAGTGTTGGATGGTGCTTATCCTGATGTAATTGATAGTGAAGAGATTGCAAGTTTTACTGTCACAACAGGACCTCTTACTAGAACAAGTTCAGCGATAGATGCCAATCCTGGGATCAATAATAACACAGCACTGCACACCATCGCGGTATACACAAAATCATTTTCTGGTTCTTTAAGAATTCAAGGAACCATGGCAGCAGTACCTGATAGCTCTGATTATTTCGATATCGTTGCAACAGATCAGTCCAATACTATTAACTTCAGTAATTCTTCGGGTGTTACCTATTATAATTTTACAGGTGTTTACCAAAATGTAAGATTCAGTTGGGCCAATGACACGGGTAATAACGGACAAATTGACAAAATCCTATATAGACGTTAAAATATAAGGATGAACCTGATCCAATCTACTATTCTGACATCGTTACCAGCTGGCCGTAAAAAGACTCCGTCTGGTTGGTTGAGTTTTAATGCACCTTGTTGTGTGTACAATGGTGAATCACCGGATAAAAGAAAACGTGGAGGAGTAATGACATCTGCGGATGGTACCCTAAGTTATCACTGTTTCAATTGTGGTTACACAGCCAGTTATGTGATCGGAAGAAAACTGTCCACCAAGATGAAGACACTTATGGGATGGTTGGGCATTGCCGAGGACACCATTAAAAAATTAGCCATAGAGGCCATGCGTCATGAAGAAGCTGATATTAAGTATGAGAAGAAAAAATTTATAACTTTTCAAAAAAAATCTCTACCTAAAAATTCTCACAAGTTAGAAATTTGGTTGGAAAAATATCTTGCACAGGATCTCACAACTGTACAGTACGAAAAAATAGATCAATTATTAAATTATTTGAAGAAACGAGGCATAGAGCCCGATTGGTATGATTTTTATTATTCTCCAGATCAGACCGCTGATTTCCATCGCAGAGTGATCGTACCTTTCTATTGGCATGGTGAAATAATCGGACATACTGGTAGATTGTTTGATACTGGAAACAAAGAAGTAAAATATTGGACAGAGACACAACCGGGATATGTGTTTAACATGGACGCACAAGACTGGCAAAGAAAATTTGTATTGGTCATGGAAGGACCGTTTGATGCTATATCATTGAGCGGCGTTGCTATATTGGGTTCAGACATTAACGACGTGCAAAGAGAACTGATACAAGGATTAAACAGGCAAATAATTGTGGTGCCGGACAGAGATCAAGCAGGTCAAAAACTTATAGAACAGGCCAAAGAATTTAGTTGGAGCGTGGCATTTCCCGAATGGCCTGATAGTGTCACCGACGTTGCTGATGCAGTATCTAAATATGGCAGATTGTTTACCCTACAATCAATATTAAAATCTACAGAATCTTCGGCATTAAAAATAGATTTAAAGAGAAAGAAATATGGACAATAGAAACTATTATTGTTCAATGAAATTTAAATTCCTAAAGATAGATTTAGGATCCAAAACAACTTATAATTGTCATGCCGCTGCTTCTCACCCAATTGATTTTGATTGGCTTAAAGAAAATCCGGGAAACCTTTTTAATACCAAAGTAAATGTGTTTGAACGAGAACAAATGTTAAGGAACGAGCGCAATGCCAGTTGTGAGCAGAACTGCTGGTCTGCAGAAGACAATGGTGCGCAAAGTCCAAGACTGTATCAGGGTGGGGTAGAAAAGACACATCAAGAAATTATTACTCAGCCAGAAACAATCGATCTAACTATAGGAGCGGATTGTAATCTAACCTGTTCATACTGCTGCAAAGAATACAGCAATGCTTGGAGGAGAGATGTTATTAACAATGGCAATTACAATCTTACAGATTCACAAGATGATAGATATCAAGGCAACATCAAAGACAAAGCTCTGTTAAAAATTAGCCAACCAAGATTAAAAAACGCAGAACATTATCAAATTTTATTAAAAGAAATAGAACTGTCTGCAATAAAATTAAAAAAATTAGTGATAACCGGAGGAGAACCATTGTTGGATAATGCTCTTATGGACGTTTTAGAACAATTAAATCTATCTTCTGCGACACAGATAGAGTTGTACACAGGATTAGGAGTCAGCAATTCTAGATTTTTGAATATGATCAAAAAATTAAAAAAGATAAAAAATCTTGTAGTAAAAGTCAGTTCAGAAAACATAGAACAATTGTTGGAGTTTAATAGATATGGAATTAAATGGACAGAATTTTCTGATAAGATCGACATATTAAAAAAAGAAGAGATTAATTTTGAATTCCATTCGACGTTGTCAAATCTCACAATATTTGGATTTAAAAAATTTTACGATCATTTTAGATCGCATAAAATAGTTGTGACGTTTGCTTATCAACCCAGGATGATGAGTCCACACATTCTCGACAAAAGGAGCAAAGATTTGATTGAGCAGGATCTATTAACATTACCAAAAAGTTTTTATGAGCCCATATTAAAATCAATAAAACAAGAGCCCAACGAGTTAGAAAAGAAAAATATTAAAGAATTCTTATATGAATTTACAAAAAGACGTAAGGATCTCAATTTAAAGGTATTTCCAAAAACATTTTTAGAGTGGCTTCAAATAGAAAATGTGTTATAATTGTATGAGAGAATAGAAAAACTTATGGCTGATTATACTTTTGATGTACAAAAATTATATTTAGAAATGTTATTGGCAGATGCCGAATCATTTGCTAGATCACAGAATATTTTTGACAGCAATAATTTTGATAGAAAACTACAACCTATCGCAAAATTTATCAAAGATTATTCCGAGCAATATAAAGTATTGCCGGAAGTTGACCAAGTAAATGCTAAATTTGATATCAAATTAAAAACAGCAAAAGATTTAGACCCTTCGCATTTCTCTTGGTTGTTAGATGAGTTTGAGACGTTTTCCCGACACAAAGCACTTGAGCGTGCCATATTAGAATCTGCAGATTTATTAGAGCACGGTGACTATGCTCCTGTAGAGGACAAGATCAAGGCAGCGGTCAACATTGGCTTGACCAGAGACATGGGTACGGATTACTTCGAAGATCCTCGAGGTAGATTAGAGCGATTAAAAAACTCTAATGGACAGGTCAGCACAGGTTGGCCCAGCATCGACAAGAAATTGTTTGGTGGATTCAATCGCGGTGAGTTGAACATATTTGCAGGCGGATCAGGTGCAGGTAAATCATTGTTCTTACAAAATCTAGCGGTGAATTGGGCCAGCGCTGGCTTGAATTGTTGTTATATCAGTTTTGAATTAAGTGAAATGTTGGTAGCGATGAGATTGGATGCCATGATCACTAATATTCCTACAAGAAAAATATTTCCTGAAATTGAAAACGTTGAAATGAAAATTAAGTTACTTGCTAAAAAATCGGGCAATCTGCAAATCAAATATTTGCCATCGGGCAGCACAGTATTAGATATTAAAACTTATCTAAAAGAATTAGAAATTAAATCTAAAAAGAAAATAGATTGTATATTGATAGATTATCTTGATCTCATGATGCCAAAGAGTAAAAAAGTATCACCAGCAGATCTGTTTATTAAAGACAAATATGTTTCAGAAGAGTTAAGAAATTTAGCAGTAGAATCACAAATGTTAATGGCTACAGCATCTCAGTTAAACAGAGCATCTGTGGAAGAGATTGAGTTTGATCACAGTCATATAGCGGGCGGATTATCTAAAGTACAAACAGCAGATAACGTGTTTGGTATATTCACTAGCCGAGCGATGAAAGAGCGTGGTAGATACCAAGTGCAGTTTATGAAAACTAGAAGTTCCAGTGGTGTAGGACAGAAAGTGGATTTAGAGTTCGATTTGGATACTCTAAGAATTAGAGATTTACCAGAAGATACTGAGCAGCATCAATTTAAAAAACAAACATCCACAGTGTATGACTCTTTAAAACAAAAGAGCAAAATTGCTGGAGATGGCACTGCCACAGATGCTCGAGCAGAATTAGATCCCACCAAAGGAGAAGAAGTGGGCAAGATTAGAGCCACAGTGGAAGGCAGCAAGTTAAGACAACTGTTAAATGATCTTCATTCAGATGAAGAGCAATAATGATATTATTGAATAAAGATGCTGTTCCTCTAGCATCAAGTCAAGAACGAGTAGAAGGATTACATAGAGCTTTAATTTCTGTACATCAAAATAGTATAGAAGGAGATTTCGTAGAGTGCGGAGTCTACAAAGGAGGAAATCCTATTATAGCAAAAAAATTCTTTGACAGCGTGGGATTAAACAAAAAAATTTATTGTTACGACACATTTGAGGGCATGACTCCTCCCAGTGATAAAGATGGCAACAAGGCAAAAAGGAACTGGAACAACAAGGCCAAGTGTGAAGCCAATCTCAATGAAGTAAAAACAAATTTTAAAACACACGATTGTTTAGATGATAACATTAAGTTCGTGGTGGGTGATGTTTGCGAAACATTACGTAGGAAAGAAAATTTGCCAGAAAAAATATCAATACTGCGTTTGGACACAGATTTCTACGAATCGACCAAAACAGAATTAGAAGTGTTATTCCCTTTGTTAGTAAAAGATGGGTTTCTAATCATCGATGATTATGGACATTGGCAAGGTTGCCAGCAAGCAGTGGATGAATATTTTTCAAAAGACTTTGTTACGAGTAGATTCGAAAGATTAGATTACACAGGCATTATGTACAGGAAAGCGTAGCGTCAGCGCATTTTTTTTAAAAGCGACAGCGTAAGTTAGCGTGCAAAGATTTTGGCCTCGATTGTCTTTTGGTAATTAAACATCTCCATGGCGAGAGTTCATGCGCCATAGTTCTCGAGAATACTGCTCTTCCACGCTGTCCACTGTGCCCCTTGCGGAGTGCAGCATGGAGATGTTGTCCCAGATCAGGAAATCTTTTTCGTCCCAGTGATGCTCATACACATATTTTTCATCAGTGGCATAACTGCGCAATTCCGCTAACAAACGGTCACTGTCTTCCTTGCTCAGTCCCAGTATCTGTTGTATGTGGCCATACACGGAAAATAAACAATTCTCTCCCGATATCCAATGGGGCATCACCAGTGGATGATACACCAAGCCGTCTGCCTGCATGTCTTTCAGCTCTTCCTGTGTGGGCACGGCAGATGAAAAATAGTCAGTGGCGTGTTTGTGTACCGCCACTTTGCCCGTGATCTTCTTCTTGATGTTCAGGGGGAGATCCCTGTACACGGCGGACTGATCTGAGAACACCGTGGTTCCTCCCACCCGCGCCACCGTGATGGAATACAGGAAACTGAACGTGGGCGGACACTGCATGAATGATTGGTCGATGTGCCATATCTCTGGGCTCAGCTGTCCCTTGGTCTTGTCATTGTGCAACACGTATATCTCTGGATGTGTCTCGAGGGCATTGGTCCTCCATTTGGCATGGCGTATGGGTGTGCCGAACCTTTTGTTTATGGCCACCAATTGATCCGGGGTGGCTTCAAAGTTCTTGAAAATTAAAATTTTGTGTTGCATCATGAGATCGATCATCTTGTCTGTGTCTTGTAACACTTGCTCGGCCGACGAATCGTGTATCTTTACTCCGTAGGGTTGAAGTGGTTCCAATCTCATATAACATAATTTATCTAGAAGAAATTGGTAATATTATCATTTTGGTTGCTGTTAAATTTTTTATTAAAATAAGATAGACTTTTTTAAAAATTAATTGTACAATGGTATTTTATTAGCATCCATAAATGCAGATAATTACAATATCAATGATGACACAGCAGGAGATGACCCATGGGCATACACTACACATACAAGTCACAGAGTGGCGAGCGAAACCTGCGCAAACAGCAGAAACAGGAAGAGTTGCGTAGACGCAGCGACCAAAGAAAGCAATCGAAAGAACAGACAGAACCCACACCAGATGTTTACGTGGTGCCAGACAATGAAGTGGTAACACTGGATCATCTGACCAATCCGGATCTCAAGAAGTGATTAATTCTAGATTATTTGATTGGTACGATATAGACATCAATAAAAATTTAAAAATAAAAAAACGTTGCTCACGACCGTTTGATACTGTTCTAATAGATAAACAGGGTTCTTGTTATCTCTGTGAATGCACATCTTGGTTGCCTCAGTCAGCTGGAAATTTACAAATAAAAACACTGGACGAAATTATAAACAGTGATGTTGCCAACGAACTTCAGCAAGCAATATTGGATAATTCGTATCGATATTGTAATAACCGTCACTGTGCTTATCTATTAGATTACAAAGGCACCGACACATGGAAACTTGTTGAACCTGTTAGGCAAATTAAACATATTAGGTTGGCTATCGATGATAGTTGTAATCTCAGTTGTCCTAGTTGTAGAATTAAAAAAATTTTTTATAAAAGCGGAGGAGAATTTAATAAAAGAATAAAATTAATCGATAAGGTTTTGGATTTTTTAAAATCTCAGAAACACGAGATACAAGTACATATCGGATCTGACGGTGATCCTTTTGCCAGTCTTGTCTATAGATATTTCATGTTAAAAACCAAACACTTTGAAAATTTAAAATACAGTATGCAAACTAATGGACTGCTTATTAAAAAGAATTTTCATAAGTTTAAACACATTACCAATAATCTTTCGCAGATTGGTATTAGCATAGACGGTGCTACTAAACAAACATATGAAGAATTACGACAGGGGGGTGTTTGGGAAAAACTCTTAGAAAATCTAGAATTTTTAAAAACAATCAAAACATTTAAAATACATTTTCATTTCGTAGTGCAGCAAAAAAATTATCATGAGATTGAACCATTTATAGAACTTGGTGTAAAATATAATGCTGATAAAATATTTCTTAATAGAATTACTGATTGGAATACATTATCGAATTTTGACACTGTTGCCATTGCAGATACAACACACCCCGAAAATAAAAAACTGCTCGAGATATTAGATAAAATTAAAGACAAAGAAGATTTTGTTGAATTTAGATCTTTATTTTAATTTTGTTTGAAACTTTTCTTGAAATAATTTTGCAAATACTCGATGATGTTCCACACCATAATGTACCCCATCTCGGGCTAAATTTGGTTCTTTGATTATGATACGTTCTTTATTCCATTCCGGCCAACAGTTCTTAATAGTTTTATTTTTTAAAATATTTAGATCTCCCTGCAGGGGCACATATTCGTCTGCAAAACAATGAAAGGTTTTAGCATTGTTTTTTTGAGCAAATTTTTCTAAAAAAAATACATTACGTAGAAAATTGTTTTTATCTGTGTCTGCAGTTTCTATTTTTAAAAATTCGGAATCGCTAGTTAAATTTTCTGGTTCTATGTCAAGTCTTTCTCTACGACTGATTGCGGGCCAACATGCTATTATAATTTTAGGATATAAAAAATTTTCTGTTGCATATAATATTCTTATCATTTGATCGGCATTGCCGCCGGGTCTTGCAAGATTCCACCATCGTAATTTTTTTATATTATGTTTGTCTTCTAGGTTTTTAGATAGTACATTCACCCAAACTTCATTTTCTTCCAGCCCCTCTCCGAATGTGTGCGAACAACCTAACACAACAATATTTTTTCCACCTTCATGAAGATTAGAAAATTCTGGACAGCGATAGCCATAAGAATTTGTCTTGTAATCTCGATAGGGAAAAAATTTTGGTAATTCTTTGTCAGAAAAAAATCCGTATTTCATATCGATATTTAATCAATATCTAATTGCACTTCCACTGCAAGAGCATCTCTTCTATACCAGCTCTTTATGTTGAGATCAATCTGATAAGGCGAACCTCGCCATCGAGTAAGTATGGTCCAATCTCTTGTGGTGATTCGAACCCAATACCTATCACCCTTGGATCGCCGAGGTACTGTGAGATCCATACAGTATTGTTTAGGTGGTTTATCAATAGGCCATTTCATATTTTTTGGTGGAGGCGATCAGGATCGAACTGACTACCTCTTGACTGCCAGCCAAGCGCTCTACCAAATGAGCTACGCCCCCGTGTGTATTCTGGTGCCCCCACCCTGTACTGACCAGGGAACTAACCCTTACCATGGGTTTGGTATGCCATTTACCTATAGGGGCATGTTTATTATTATAACAGGAATTTGTGATTTGCCAACTGGTTAGAAACCCAGACCGTGTTCCATGAGCTCATGAATGCCGGAATATAAGAAATACACTGCCAGAACCGTGAACAACCAACGACTGTATAAGAATATCCGTCTCACAGGCAATTTCTTAATTTGATAATTTGCGGCCTTAATTGCCATTACCAAAATCACCAAACCCACCAAAATGCCCAAACCAATCAAACCTATAGTTGGATAGTCTGCGTATATGCCCGTGAGGAACAAGACCACCTCTACTCCTTCTCTAAAGATTATAGCAAATGTAGCCGTGCCCAATGCCCATACGCTGTGTTTTGGCAGGTCTTTTATATGCTGTGCAGCACCATGGCAAAACCATGCCACCCAGGCCAATATAACACCCGTTATAATGGCGATTAAAGCTTCAAAGCGCTCTAAATTTGTGTGATCTCCTAGCCATGCAGCAGTTGCACTGCCCAATAAAATTGTGGCTATAAAAGCGGCTACAGCGCTGATCCAGATGCTGCGTTGTTGCTTTAAATTACCGCCCGTGCTGGCCAGTGCTAAAACCATGATCAACCATATTTCCAGTCCTTCTCTGAAGATAACAACTGCGGAACTCAATAGTGGTGTCATTGTGCCTTATTAATTTTTATCATACTTATTTTATGGCGTTTGACCACTTGCGTCAATTGGTTTTTTGTTTTATAATATAAATTAAATAACATATGAAAAAAACATTGATAATATTCTGTCTGTTTTTCGTGATTGGCTGTGCTGCCACACCATCAACAAACACAGAAAAAACCAGCCCTATGGACCGCGTAGGTCAGGTACTGGAAAAAATTACTCTACCTAGATTTTAATCTTTACTGTTCCACTTGTCCAGCATGCCTTGTAGTTGGCTGCCGTGCAATTCTGCGGGATCTTGTTCCACTCCGTGTTTCAGGCCATAGCCGGAACTGCGCTTGCTTCGATGATGCAATTTGGAGTCAAAGGTTGAACTAATATCTCTGTTCTTGTTCCTGTTATTTTTATGTCTTTTTTTATTCTTTTTAAACATTTCTTATTTCAATTGTAGCACCTTATAAATATAATAACAAGGAGAAACTATATGTTAACAATAGCGTTCATTCTAGGATTTGCCGCAGGTTGGTACGTCAACGAGAAAGTTGAAAACTTTGGCGAAAAAATCAATCCACTTAATTGGTTCAAAAAGAAAAAATAAAGATCACCGGGCTATTGGGGGCCTAGGCCCCCAATGGTGTCTCAAACTATTTCTTTAAAGTTTTGATAGCGGCCTGTATGTTCTTATTACAGTCTGCTTCTTTTTTGGCTTTATTATCGGCTTCTGCTTGAGCTCTTAATTTTTTAGCTTCGTCAGAGGCTTTGATAGTTTTTGTCTTGTCGTCAAACTGTTTGATCAGAGCTGCACAGGTTACCGGAGTAGCTGGTGCAGTGGTCTGAGCCACAACAATTGCTGCTGACAAGAAAACACCAATGATAGCGGTCAATAAAATTTTCATGATTGATCTTTCTATTATTGTTTTAGTTATATTTTAAAAAATAACTGGATAAAAGTCAACATGTTTATCTTCTATAAATCCTGAAAAATTAACCGTGCAAAGATCTTTCACGCTACCGTTAACAGTAACATGCGGCACTTGGTCGTCCCAAATAGTTCCGTCGCCTATTTTCCAATTGGTGCTGTTATGTATGCGACCGTTATCTAGATACTGTGTAAATTGCCCCATATCATATTCGGAAGCATAAATCACTGCCCTAATCATGTGCCCGGGATGATCTGGAAATTGTGTTCTCAATTTATGGAATGTGTCTTGATGTAAAGGTATTATAGAACCGGGGGGAAGAACAATGCTGCTCACTGTGCATACTGTCATGCCTAATTCTTTGCCTATCAGATCAAAATCTAATTGATCTTGTGTCCACCATAATTGGTGTATACGTGTATTCTCTGGCACATAAGTTTTTGGGAATTTACTGTCTGCATGATATATCTTTGTACCAATGGCGCTGGCTTCGTTGACTCGATGATCGGCTTTTGTTATTATCGATAGATCGTAATCTAAATGTACATGTTTTAACATTTGGAATATTTAATATTTTAAAAATTTAAGAACAAAAATTATGGTTTTAATAACCAGCCCTGTCCTGTAATTTTATGTTGCCATCTATAGAATGGCTCTGTTATTTCTAAACTCCATGTACCATTAAATCCTAAATAATTTGTAGGTGCTGTGACATTTGAATCATTAGAATAATTGGCCAATTGTGTCCACATAGGCACAATATTAAATTCGTCTATTTTAAGACTGTCGATAGACACTGCAGTATTGGAAGAAGATTTATAATTTTTATTTTTTAATTCTAAAGATATTTTAAAAATATCCATTAACGGCTGTTGATGTTTGAATGATATGTTTTTTGTTAATATTCCTTCATATAATACAACTGTGTTAATTTTTAATATAATATCAGGAAAATCTTTATCTTTTATTGGTGACAATGTCACGCCAATGCTTAAATTAATATCCTGCTGATCGTAAAAGTTTTTCATATTCTGGTGCATAATCTAAAATTGAATTTTTTCTAGAACTCTCTAATTTTTTAAGATAAGATACTAGAGCTGGCCAGCTGCTAGATTCGTCTGGGCCATTCTGTAAATAGTCCACATAGCTCATTGCATCTTGTAGAATATAATCTTTAACCTTGTTGGGGTCTCTGGTATTAATAATTCTTTCCTCAACAAATAATAATTTTTTACTATTGACCCACTGCTGTAGTTCTTTTGCGATATTCTGCCTAATATCTATTGGTAGTATTGTCATTCTCATAAAGTCTGGATTTTGTAAAAAATTGCAACTCTCTACCCCAACATCATAGGTATAAGCATAATCATAGATTGTTTTAATATGTGCTATACTGAAAATCGTAGGAGTGATTCTAAATTGTATCAGCCAATTTTGCTGTTTGCCTAATTGTAACCATTTTTCTAATATTTCTTTTACCTTTTCAATCTTGCTAGGCCAACGTAGATAATTGTTGATTGGGTGTAGACATTCTATACTCATTCCTAAGTTGACTTCTTTATACTGTTTTAATAATTCAACTATTGATTCATCCCATGCTGTTAAATTGGTTGTGAATCCGATTGATATATTAGTATTCAATCCTTTTTCTATCAATTTAACTAGAATTTTTTTAAATGCGGGAGTTATTAAAGTTTCTCCTCCTAAAAAATGTAGATAAGATAATTTTTTTGATTGTGACAATAATTCTACGAATCTATCTACTGCTTCTTCGTTGTCGGTCCAATTTTTAGGAGGTAATTGGTCAATCAATCCTAATTTTTTAAATTCTGTTGCTAATTTAGAACTAGATGCCGGAACACAAAAAATACAACCACTGTTACAATAATTACCTAAATCGATTTGCCAATCCTGTGGCCATAAATCTGTATCTCCTTGTTGTTTGAAAGATTTTTCAAACTCATCATAAAAAGTACTAGATTTAAATGTTTTTTCAAAATTATCTAATTTAATTCCTACTTTTAATAATTGTTTTTCTCTGCCGCTGATCTTACCATGCTCTTCCATTCTAGCACACTGATCACAGGAAGATATATGCTCTCCCTGCAACATCTTTAGACGCAGTGCCGACATCTCCTTTTGAAAGAATGTTAAAAAGTCTGTTTGATTTAAGTTGCTAACAATGGGATTTTTTTTATCTTCCATCCATCGGCAATATCTCAATTCGCCAGATGGTAACACTCTCATATGAAACCAAGGACTCGAGCAGAAGTTTTTCTTTAAAGACATGGTAGATTGGGCTCCGGCATTGAACTAATGCCTATTTATTTTCCGCTTCTCTGGTGGTAACAACTTTGTCGGCTAGACCATATGCCACTGCTTGTTCAGCAGTCATGAAATTATCTCTCTCCATGTCGGCTTTTAGTTTTTCTAATGGCTGGCCTGTGTGTTTTTCGTAAACTCGAGTCAGCTCGTCTTTCCAACGTAATAGTTCGTTGGCTTGTATTTGCACGTCTGTTGCTTGTCCAGAAGCTCCGCCCAGTGGTTGATGTATCATGTGTCGAGCATGTGGCAGTATCAATCTTTTTCCTTTGGTGCCTGCTGATGCTAACAGTGATCCCATCGAACATGCTTGTCCCATCACAATGGTCTGCACATCACATTGTATATACTGCATGGTATCATAGATGGCCATGCCTGCTGTGACCAGTCCGCCTGGTGAATTGATATAGATTGTTATATCTCTGTCTGGTGCCTGTGATTCGCAAAATAATAATTGGGCACAAATGATTGATGCCGAGTGCTCTTCGATTGGGCCTTCTAACACAATAATTCTATCTTTCAGCAGTCGACTGAATATGTCGTAACTGCGCTCGCCTTTACTTGTTTGTTCTATTACTACCGGAATTAATGGCATATGATAGTATTGTAACATGTGTTGAAACGCATGTCAATTGTTTATAATATTATAAACAATTGGTAAAAATTAAAGGATGTGTTGATAGATAAATTAATTTTTTTAAAAAAATTGAAAAAATAAATTATGCCTTTTTGATTTTATCAATTAATCCCGGCGTGAATGTGTCTTTAAATTCTTGATATACTACTTTGGTTTTTTCTATAAACTCTGCTTTTTCTTCTGGTGTTAATAGATGTACTTCGATTCCCTCTGCTTTCAATTTTTCCTTGGCTTCTTCTCCATCCTGTATGGTGGTTTCTCTTTCTTTTCTTCCTGCTTTGATAGCAGCTTCTTTTAATACCGCTTTGACTTCAGGTGATAACTTTTCGTAAAAATCATTTCTCATGATCATGCTTGTGAGGAATAGACTGTGCTGTGTATCTAATACTGATTGAAGTACCTGATTTTGCTCTAGTGGATATATTCTTGAATATATGCCTTCTCCTGCCTGTACTTCGTTTTTTTCTATTTTTTCTTTAAGATCTTCAATTTCGATAACTTGTGAATTTATATCGGCTCCTAGTGCTTTGAATGTTGCCTTGGCAACTGGATTTTTATTGGTGCGGATTTTCATATACACTAGGCCTTTTTGATTTTATCAATTAATCCCGGTGTGAATGTGTCTTTAAATTCTTGATATACTACTTTGGTTTTTTCTATAAACTCTGCTTTTTCTTCTGGGGTTAGTTCGTGTATAGTTACACCCTCTGCTTTCAATTTTTCCTTGGCTTCTTCTCCATCCTGTATGGTGGTTTCTCTTTCTTTTCTTCCTGCTTTTAACGCTGCATTTTTTAGTACCGCTTTGACTTCAGGTGATAACTTTTCGTAAAAATCATTTCTCATGATCATGCTTGTGAGGAATAGACTGTGCTGTGTATCTAATACTGATTCTGTGACTTGATTTTGTTCTAATGGATATATTCTTGAATACACGGTCTCGCCGCCTTCTATTGTTCCGTTTTCCATTAACCCTTTAACTTCTTCAATTTCAGAAACGTGTCCTTCGGCGCCTAGTGCTTTGAAAGTTGCTTTGGCAACTGGATTTCTATTTGTTCGGACTTTCATTAAAAATATTTAGCTTGTTTATAGGATTGAATAAAAAAAGGCGACATTGCTGCCGCCTTTTTAATTTTTGGTAAGATAGTAATTAGTGTTTAGTAGTTAAGTCTGATAATTTATCAATCTTTTTACTAGAAATTACGTTTCTAAATCCACCCGAATAAGTGAACGCCATGCCTCTTACATTAGATTTCTCGGTGATTTTGTTTAATAAAAACTCTCCCACTTCGCCTTCTAATACTCTAGTTGCATGATCATGATCCGTGAATATGAAAGGCATATCTAATGCTAACATATCTTGATCGATCTTTTCAGCTAACCAGGTTGTGTACATTTGCGACATTTCGATCTTTCCTTGCTCCATGAGGTCAAGTAAATCGTGTTTAGTTACAACAACACCGTTGTTGTATCTTTCGCTGTACTCACTTAGAGTCATAACTTCAACTTCTATTTTTTCTGCAGTCTGAGCTTGGTTCACGAAGTCTTGGAAATCTTTAGCCGCTCTTACGAATAAAGATAAAGGCTCGTGTGCAATAACCCATCTAATTTTAGTTGTTTTAGTCATTTTTTGTTCCTTGTTTTTAACGTTAAAATAACAAATTAAGGTAATTTGTTAAAAGTATTTATGTTACTTTACCAAGGACATTAGATATTTTGGATTAATTTTTGAGTGTAATACCTAAAATTTTACATAATTCGTCGAGTGCATTATGGGGATATTGATACGATCTTTTAAAACGCTCAAGCTCAAATTTAGGCATTTGCACATATTCTTTAAGTGCATTTAAAATGCTTTCTATTGAATTATTGCGAAAATTAACATTATAAAAAAATAGAAGTATTCTGTTCCAATATGTGTCTAATTCTAAAGATTTTGTTTGCGATTGTTTGCTTTCTTCATTTATAAAATTAACTATATTTTTATCATTTGGGCAAATTATTTCAAGATATTTTTTTAATTGATTGTATCCGTTACGCACAGGGTTCTTTATATCTATTTCGTGCTCTCGTATCTTTTTAAAAAGATTATCTAATTTTGTTAAGATATTCATTATAAAAAACATTTTTTCTTGTAACTCTAAATCAGTATTGGTGGGCAAGATTGATTCTGTTTTTATTAAACTTGCTTCATACAATGAGGTGTTTGCTTCCAACTCTAAACTATTGGTTAACTCGGCTGTACCTCCCCAGGTTATACAATCGCGATTATCGATGTTTTTGTTTATGCTAAAATTAAAATATTTAAAACTAACAATAGAAAATGTGTAAAAATTTTTCAACAATATAAGTTGTAAAAACTTTAACAAAGCATGGTTTCTATGTAAAATATAAAATCGGTTTTGTTTTATATTTAAAAGTCCAAGAAAATTATATGTTTCATCATTTAACACACCATCATATATTGAAAAATAATAAGGCGATTCTGTAATTTTTATCATATTCTATCCTTGATATCTTTCTAATAATACTTTCAATGTTTGTATGGAAAGAGAGTCGTCTAGCACGCCTTGCCAATTTTTTGTATAATAAATTGGTTGGAACGGTTCTGAAACAATTAAATCAAAGTTTGCGGGCCTAGCTGGCAGTTTAGATTTGTATTCTAAATAATTTAAATCTTTTGTAAATTCATAAATGTACATCTTAACTTCTTTTTTATGCAGAGAAAAATTTTTAGTTATATTTTTTTTAATGTTTGAATAACCCCATTGTTGAAATTTTTCAGTATTAAAAAAAGTGTTTTGAGCAAATTCTTTTATAGCCGTATCACTAAATGTAGTTGTAAAATCCCTACGTAAATATGCAAAGGGACGCTGACAACTAAATTCCCATTTAAAATTATAATATGTCCAGAACCACCAATCTGCAATTGATGTAAGGTAGTCTGCTTGTCCTGTTTCTTCTAAATTATTTGTAATTTTTTCAACATACCATTCTCCAAACCCTGGCTCATACGACATGGGATCAACGTGAGATATTTCCAATAATTCTTTCATTTTATCTAAATGATTTTTCCATGGTTCTAGATGTTGTTCTCGATCTATAAAATATTGATATTTAGAAACACTAGGACCAAATAGACAATCCCCAGGATCTCCGTGTAATAAAATATAATTTTGTAAAAACTCTTCGGTTATGTTAAGTGTTCTATAATGAATGCACTCTAAATTATTTGAAATAAATTTTTTATAAAATTCTATATTTTCTAAAATAGAATTAGTATCACATACTACTGTAATAATATTTTTGTCAGCAGTTGGTATATTTTTTAAAAGTGCTGTTAAAACCACTGTACTATCAATACCGCCACTCCACATCACTGCAATTTTTTTATTAGTATTTTTAGCTTCGTAATATATTTCTAATGCTCTTGCATCTAAAAGATCTTTTAGAGTGTCTTTGATAATTTTAAATTCTGGAATTTTATATAAAGGATTGCTTGGAATATTCCACGGTGTTGTAAATGTTCCTAAGCGAGCACGCAAATCTAATATGCCTATTAATAAGTGTTGTGTTCTTATCCAAAACTTAGCATATGGTTTTTTGTTAGAAGGATTTAATATAGATAAACGATTACAAGGAATGCAGGGAGAATCTTGTAAATTAATTAGATGCTGATTCATAAAATATTTTATACTGTTTAATTTTTTCGCAAAATATTCATGACTACTTGTTGTTCTACAGAATCAAGATACATTGGTTTCCAGTTTTCGTCGTGCCCTATTAGTCTTGATTTAGATAATTTTAAGTTTGGGGGAGGAGTTGATGTTTTTCTTTTTCTAGAAAAATATTGAAAATTTTTATCAAACTCGTAGATATATTCTCTTGCTTTTAGTTTATGAGTTTTAAAAACATCCAATCCAATTAATTCTTTCAAATTTGAATAAGACCATTGCTGGAATTTGGGAGTAGCTAAAAAAATATTATCAGCATAAAATTTATGATTTTCTTTTGTAATTCCTTGGTGTTGTTGTCCCAAAATACTATTATGCAAAGGGTATGTACATATTCCTTGCCATTTAAAATTAAAATATGTCCACCATATCCAATCAGTAACCGAACTCACGTGATCTGCATGTCCGCTTTCTTCTAATGTTTGACAAATAATATTACAAAACCATTCTCCTATGCCTGGTTGAGCAAACATGTCTTTTTCAAATGTGGGTTCAAAAACTTGTACCAGCGTTTTAAGATGCTTCTTCCATGGTTCTAAATGTATTTGATTATCTGAAAAAATTTTATACATACTCCCAGACGGGCCAAATATGCCATCGCCTGGGTCTCCGTGCAATATAAGAGTTTTGTCTAGGAAACTATTGTCAATACGTAAACTTGATGCATCTTTAATAGAAATTTTTTTATTTGACGATAAAAATTTAAAATAAAAATCTTGATTATCAGATATGCTATGCATTGTTAGGTAAACTATGAGTAGTTCTTGATCTGCTTCACTGATATTTTTTAAAAGTGCTGTTAAAACTGTTGTGCTATCAATTCCGCCACTCCACATCACTGCAATCTTTCTGCCGGTATTTTTAGCGTTATTAATTAATTCTATTGCTCTTTTATCCAACAAATCTGCTAACGAATCGTTTATAAATTTTAAAGGTGGCGAGGCATACAGTGGAGAAGTTTTACAACCAAATAAGTTGGTGAAAGTGCCTGTGCGTGCTCTAAAATCTCGAGTGCCGATTAAAATTCTGGGTAGATATAGGTAATTCTGTGAATATTTTGTAAAAGATTTTATTGTCATTAACAGGTGATCGCACAGCTGATTTAGATACAAGCATTGATTATTTTTTAATGAAAGTAAATATTTTGGTATGTTAAATTTATGCTTTTCAGCGATATCTCGACATAAAGTTATTATTTCTAAATTATTACTCATAATATTTTAATAGTTTTTTTAATTCGTCTTTTATTATTTGTCTAATTTTATCAATATCATATGTCCTTTGAAATAGTGGATAGTTTTTTTCTGCTTCTGTAATGCATCCTTCTTCCAATATTTTGGAAGAATATTCTTCAAGTATTTCTTTGATCGATTGAGAAAAATTTATTTCATTCAGGCGTTTATATAGTGTATTATGTAACTGTTGAATAGATCTAACTCTTATTTGTTCGTTATCTTTTTGTTCTTCTACTATTCTTGAAATAATTGTATCTTCTGGATGACATATATTCATGTGTTTTTTATACTCATCAAACCCAAAATCACAGATTTTTTCTTGTAACGTAACAAACTCTAATACATATTCAAAAACACCTTTTAAAATATATAATAACCGACGAATTAAAAATAGTTTTTCTTGTAATTCATTATTAAAAGATTTACTTTTTGTTTCGTGTTTTATTATATTATCGAGTAAACGATAATGATTTACGTCCATTGAGATGCCTCTTACGGTATGCTCTGTCATTCCAAAAAGAAAACAATTATCATTATTAAAATTTTTTTGAATATTGTTTATTCTTTCCCCAATGTTCAAATAAACAGACGCCTTTCCTACATGACCGGCGTGTGCTTGGGTCATACTTTTGATTTGATATTTTTCTACAGTTTTTTTTGTTTTGTCTAAGAAGGTAAAATAATGATCAATGTTTACGAAATATAAAAATTCGTATTTTAAAGCAATCAGTTGAACTTTTTTTAATAACTCCGGGTCGCTGTCTATGATGTAGAAACTGTTGCTTCTTTGCTCCAGCAGTCCGTACCTTTCATAAGAAGGATCATGCTGACAATGGTAATATAAAGGATGTTGTGTATTCATAGACACGGTATTTAACTACCGTGTCTATGTGTATGATTTTTTTATGATCTTGCTGCTAGATGAACAACTTTTTCATCGATGCCTGCAGATCTTAAGTAAGATGCTTGGTAACATTTTTCAGCTGCTTTTCTAAGTTCGGCAGTTTCTTCATCAGAAATAGAATTAATAACTAATCCTTTTTCTTTTGCAGTTGCTTCAATCTTAGCTGCGTCTTCTAATGACCAAATTCTTTCTTGTCTAGAAGTTTCTAAACCAGCTTGAACAAATAATTCTTTTTCTGTTGCTGATAAAGAATCCCAAAACGTTTTACCGCAAAGTATTGTTGTCATGAACATACTGTGGTTTGTTTTTAAAACATACTTGCCAGTGAATCTGATTAAAGTAGTTTCAATTGCACCACCATTAACGTTCATGTCTTGAACATCTCTATCTGTTGCAGTGTAAGTTGTAAGCGTTTTGTCCGCTCCAGCTACTTTGAACATATATCCAGATGTCATTGTTGTGGTAATAAAGTTTGGTTGATTTTTTAAATCTTCTAAAGATTTAATATCTTTGGTTGCACCAATCACTCTGTATCCACCTGAGTAGGTATAGCAAAGTGGTTTGATTCCTGTCTTATCGTGGACCTTGCGAGATATAATTTTTCCCACAGCGCCTTCCACTGTTCTGGTAACATGGTCGTGGTCTTTGAATAAGAAAGGCATGTCTAACACAGAGATAGTTCTATCTAAGTGAGAACCAACTATGTTGACCTGTGCTTGTGACATGTGTACTCTTCCATCGTTTAAAATTTCGAATACTTTTGCCCATTTAGCTTTTCTATATTTAAAGTTTGAATCTCGAGATTCAACTGATTCATTGTCGTTTTCTAGACCTTTAAGTACCGGTGATCTGTCTTTTAAAACTTCTTTTTCTTCAGCTGAGAACATGTCAGGATTTTTTACTAACAGTTCATCCACAGAAGTGTAAAGTTCTAATTCAAATTTTCCAGGTAACTTTGCGTCTAGTTTTTGCTCAAAACAACGTGCCGCTCTAATGAATAGATCTTGCGGTTCGTGTGTAATAAGCCATCTTATTTTTTGTTTTGACATAAAGTCTCCTATCATAGGGTTTTTTGTATATACAAGAGTATTTAGTGATCAGTTAACGTTATAATGGTTATTTTTGGTAATAATAATGTATTATAGTGCATTAATGGGGTGATAGCTCTGAAACAACGGTATTGTTTAGTTAATATTTTACTGTGTGAATTATTATAAAATCTTTGTGTTTTCTTGTTGGATCTGTTGCTGTCCAGTTGTTTGAGCTGTGTAATAATCTCTTATCAAATGCAACCATGTTTCCATACCTGTATGGAAATACCCCTAACAATGCTATCCAATCAATTGGATTTTTTAAAAATTTTTCATTAGGATTGCAGTGACTTAATTTATATTGTTTTGTATGTTTAAATTTGGGAATACTTTTTTTTGTTTCTTGTTCTAACTTTGTTAATATTGATTCTCTATTTTCTGTTTCTGTAGAAAGATAATCAAACACTAAAGTTTGATCTGTATCTTTATTGTACTCTAAAAGAGGTATGATACAAGTAACGCCAAACGGTCCACCGTAGCTATCACAATGTAGTTTGTTGGGCTTATACTGTTCTACGTAGGCCGCAAAATTTATTTGATGATCGGGCAATAATTGTGAAATTTTTTCTTGTAATTGACTTCTAGCATCGGTGCCTCTCTCGCATCTCCATCGCAAACTATCGGAGTCTTTGTAATTAACATCACTGATATTTTGTTTCTCTGTGTTATTTTTAGTTTTTTGCATGTCTTGGTAAAACCATTCTAACTCTGCTTTTGTCCACACATTTTCGAATATTTGAAACATATGAATATTTACAGGTGCTGCCAAATTGAAAAAAGTTTTTTATAGTGTTTATAAGTATTGGACAATGTTGGATATTCAAGATTCTCATCAGGCGAGAGAAATTATCAGGGAGGGCAAATATTGTGGATACACCACGGGAGCGGCCAATCAACATGTGCAAGGCAACTTGGTTGTTCTGCCGGCAGAGTATGCTTTGGAGTTTGCTGCTTTTTGTCATCGCAATCCCAAACCATGTCCTATCATTGGCATGGGCACACCGGGTGATCCTTTCTTGAATGGCACACTGGGAGAATTGGATATACGCACAGACATTCCCAAATACAGAGTGTTCCGCCACGGAGAACTAGTGGATGAGCCAATAGATATTGATTCTTATTGGCAGGAGGACCTTGTGGCTTTTGTGCTGGGTTGCAGCCTAAGTTTTGAATTGCCCTTGTTAGAGGCGGGATTTCGTTTGCCTCATATCGAACAAGGCACCATAGTGCCCATGTACATCACCAATCAGCAGTGTCGACCCGCTGGACGCTTTTGGGGACCGATGGTAGTGAGCATGCGATCTTTTCCCAAAGATCGAGCAGACGAAGTTATACGAATAACTTCTAAATTTCCTTCAGTGCATGGTGGTCCTGTGCATGTGGGGGATCCGGTTGAAATAGGAATAAAAGATTTGTATAAACCCAATTGGGGAGAATCTCCAAATCCGTTGCCGGTGGATCATGTGCCCATGTTCTGGGCATGTGGCGTGACTCCTCAGGTAATAATACAGAAAGCAAAACCAAGTTTATGCATTACCCATTCTCCGGGCTGCATGCTGATCACTGATCTTTTGAACAGGGACCTTGCCGTTTCTTAATTTTTTTAGCCTATCCAAAAACCGTACTGATCCCCATGGGCCCTTATCAGCCTGCCCATCTGATATTCCCATTCTCTCTGCTTGCGGCGTATGCTGCGAGACAGTTTGCGATACTGCTCGGGCCACAGCAACCTGTCGCTGTCCACTCGCATGGAGATCATGGTGCGATGCTGCTCCGTGGCATAACTCCACAGCTCCCCGCGGTGTGAATAACTCATCTGCACCCAACCATGATAACGGCAGCCGGGCTGGCTGTTGAGATTGACCCATCCATCCGGGACTTTATTTTCGCCCACTGTGTGATAGTGATACATGAAGCAGCGCTTGCGATTGCGGAACCATTCATGCACGCTGCGTCTGAGATTTTGTTCGTTATAGAATACCCTGGGCATGAAAATATTTAACGATCTTGCTGTAATTTTAATATGGCTGCTTATGATCGGCGTGCGATCCATGAACATGTTGTACCGAGCAGGGGGCTTATAAATATTTGCATCTATGTGGTATTTTAAAGTGTTAGATCTACCCCCGGTGCCCGAGCATTTCACTGATGCCATATTGGCACATGGTCCCACCGATATTTTGAGAGATTATCCCGGCTGGACTCATGTGCGAGAAGATGGCAGCATCGTGGTTTCCGCACGCAATCCCATCTGTGTGGCATCTCCGGAACTGGTGTCGTGGTGCCGAGACAACATCACCCCAGTGTATCGAGACGTGGGCATACGCTATGCGTTTGGTTCTGCCAATCCCGGAACCGCGGGGGTGCATACCGATCAGACACGCAAGTATGTGCTGCAGTATCTGGTGCGGGATGGTGGCGCCACCCTGACCTATTGGCAGGAAGAGGGCTATCCCGTCATGAGAGAACCGCACGCCCGGGTGGGGGACTACAACAAGTTAAGGGTGCTGGATTCCGGCAGACTGGAAGAGGGCCGCTGGGCCATCCTGGACACACGCATACTGCACAGCGTGGAGGGCCTGACCGGTGACAGGATCAGCGTGCAGATCAGCCTGGATGCTGTGCCGGATCACCTGGCATTGGATTAATTCAAAATTGTCAAGTTGGTTGTGCGAGCGTGACCTTGTGGCCACGCTCATGCATGTGTGTGATTACTTCTTGGCCGGTGCTGCTGGTGTCGCCGGTGCAGTCACGGCTGGTTTCGCTGCTGGTGCCGCTGCCTTGGGAGCAGGTTTCACCAAATTGTAGGCTATCACGATCGCTGCCACCACCACCGCGGCAATGATTGCGTTCTTGGTCGTCAACAAACTTTTCATTGTGTTTCTCCTTTGTTTGTGTGGATATTGTAGCACAACTGTGGTGTGTGTCAACCTTTGGTAATAGTGTGATTGTTGTGGTGTCGTGCAGGGCCACTGAGTGCGGCCCTGTGTGCGTGCTGGTTATTGCACTGCGAGGTTGATGGCCGCTGGACCCTTTGCTGTGTCCTCTAGGTCAAACATAACCGCGTCGCCCTCGTTGAGCGTGTCCCGGCCCGCTGCCTGGACTGCCGTGATGTGTACGAACACGTCCCGGTCTTCTGTGGCTATGAATCCAAAACCCTTCTGGGCGTTGAACCATTTTACTGTGCCTTGTGTCATTGTTGTTCTTTCTTGTTGTTGTTATGTACTGTAATTTCTTGTGGGGAAAAATAGCTGGCAACTGAGTGTTGCTGCTGGGTTTGTCTCTACTGTCTTTTACCTTACTTTGTTCTTGTTTACTTATGCCAAGTGTAGCACGGATCCGCGGATCGGTCAACCTGAGATAAAATCACTAGTGACAATAAGTACACACATTACTCATATGATCAATTTCACGCTCACACCCCCGCAGCGGGCAGCAGTCAGGAGGCAGCGCAGCCACCCGTTTCGATTCCTCATGGACCAGCCCCAGGAGTTCGATCGGGTGTACGCATGGAGCTCGTGGGCGGACGCCACCCAGCTGCACCGGATACACCCCACCGCCCGATCAGTGATCGACATCGGCTGCGGACAGGCCGGAGTGGCAGCCATACAGAACATCGTTTATGGCATGGAGGTATATCTGATCGACGGCGCCCGCGAGGGCCAGCGTGACGCGGGCTATGAGTCGGCCGACAGCATGAACCACTACAGCACATGGTCGGACCTGCCCAGCACGCTCAAGGGGTGGGGCTGTGACATGAGCCGGGTGCATTTCGTGGAGATCGATTCGGCCCAGCGCTATCCATGGGGCGGAGTGGATCTGGTGCAGAGCCTGCACAGTTGTGGTGCACACTATCCCATCTCAACCTACAACTGGCTGTATGATCTGGTGAACCGCTCGGGCACCCTGTACAGCTTTGTGATCTCGGATGAGGCCGCGGCGGAAATACCCGGGGAATTTGAGCTCATGCACACAGTGCCCATGATCAACTACCCACACCTAAAACATCGAGTGCTGCGAAGGGGTTGAGCTGCCCAATCCTGACTGCCGTGCAAATTTTTCAATTTTGAGGTGCACCCGGGTGGGGCTGCTTTTCAGTGGCGATCTTTCCAGTGATTGACCCAGTTGTCGTGCGCCCGCTGCTCGTCGGTGCGGGTGTCTCTGTGGGGCACAAAAATGGCCAGCGCAAATATCAGCAGCAGCAGCCAAAAGTGCCAGACCAGCCATGCCGTGAACGCCGCGCCCACTGTCCAGTACAGCCACTCTGCTGCCGTGAGAGAGCTGAAACGCTGACCCCAGCGAGACCGCAATTGCTGCCATTCGGTGGTGCTTTTCTTGGGTTTTTGTCTGCGAGTGGACATGTGCGTATTGTAGCACAGCAATGGATTTTGTCAACCTGGGTAGCTGTGGGTATTTCCGCTAGCTGCGTTTTTTTTAATCAGGGGGTATTTTATCATCCAGGTGGTGATTTTTACACCATGGGGTGTTACAAAATGCCAAAAATCATTTCCAAAATAAAAAGCTATGCGACCAGGCCTCCGATGGAATCCGTTTTTCTTTTCGCCCCTGGCCGGATCCACCAAGAGCTTCTGAACTCTGTCAGGACCGGGCCAGTGTGCCACCCGTTCTACAACTTGTAATTGCACAAGTGTGCTTACCCTACACCCAGCTGCCAGCCACGGGCCGCGTGCCACTGTACTATCTAACACACGGAGCTCCACTTGTCAATACCCAGGTACAAGATCAACCCAGTGGTACGGCCCATTAACATTAGCTTACCACCTTGC